GTTGTTCGCGAGACACGTATGTCTCGCCTCTTGCTTTTCGATGCTCAGACTGCCACTCTAGGAGACACGAGGGAAGGGTCATGTCGCGCCGAATGCCCGGACCCTTCGGCACTTTTGTATATAATCCCCCTAAAAAGAGGGTTAGTAACTCCGTTTCACTTCCCCTTTAGGTAGATGACAACTGAGGAGGCCGGGTACGGAGTGCATGTGTGCGATACGTGCGGCAAGACACTTGTGGTGCGTGACGAGAGAAAGACTGAAGCTCCGAACATGGCGTGGAATCGGTACGTCCCATACATGACGGCCCACGCGACTTGCGGCACGGAAGGGTGCGTGCCGTGGCTATTGTCTCGTCGTATTATTCTGAAACCGTGATCTAACGGGGACTGAGCACCTCCGTTTCACTTCCCCTTTAGAAGGATTTAAGACGCTGGCTGACTGATAGATGGGGATTCATTGAAAGGACACACTAATGGGCATATCATGGCGACGTATCGGTGGACTCTTCAAAGGTCTCGTTCCGTTTGTTCCCCTAATCGGCGGTCCCGCGGGGGCCATCCTCAAGGCCATCTCGACCGCGATCCAGGTCGTGGAAGATGTCGTGGTGGATCAACCGAGCGCGACCAAGCGCCAGCGAGCTATTGACCTCACCGGCACGCTGCTGACAATCGCGGAAGACGCCACGAACCGCGATCTCATGACCAATCAGACCCTGACCGACGCTGTGGGGGCCGTGATAGACGCCGAGGTAGCTCTCCGAAACGCCCATGCCGCTCTCGCCGCTGTGGTCGATGATCTTCGTGGATATCACACCCAGTGAGCTACCTGAACTGGAACCTCCTCTGGAATATCGGGGCGGTCCTGCTGGGAGCCATGTCGGTCTATACGACGACGTGGTATCCCATCGGATCGATCACACTGGCGTTCCTGGCGGGGATTGTCGTGACGCTCTCAGCACGGTTTGACATGACCGTCCTGCGTGAGAAGTAATGCCAGTCAATCGGTGAGTGGGGTCAGTCAGCAATTAAGCCGACCACAACGGTCGTGAGCCAGATCACCATGCCACCAACGGCGCCCCAGCTGACCGCTCGCGTCCGCAGCACCGCCAGTCCAAGTCGGATTTCTGACAGTTCGTTCTGACACGCCTGGATACTGGCGTCGAGCCGCTTCAGTTCGGCCAGGACGAGCCGTTGATATTCGCTCCATCCATCATCTGGCATTGGGCGGAGTCCCTTGTAGCGGTCGCATAAACGACGACCGATTGATGAATGGTGGCCGCACAGTCGGACGAGGTACTAAACTATCAGGAGATCGATAGCCCTGGCTCCGGTAGCCTTGAAGCGCCCTCAAGATGTTGGCTGGCATACTGCCGGCCTGCGTCCCGGCCCGGTAGAGCGACCCCCCTGCGACCTGGCGCCCACGCGGGAGCACTTGCGAGAGACCCGCTCCGGTCAACGCCCCAACAGCCAGTCCTGGAAAACCCTGAAACTGAAACCCGAGACCAGCCAACGCTGGGAGTGAATACGCGGCAGCTAATGTAAACCCTCCTGGGACATCGATGGCTGCTGCCTTGCGGGCTAACTCTTCAGCGTTGAGTGCTTTATTGGTGCGTTCTAGGGACTTCTCGAACCGTTCGGCAAATCGAGGGAGACGCCCAAAGAGACCACGACGAGCGATCGATGGCTCCATGACGCGCATCGTATCCACGAGATTCTTCCGTAACGCCTGGGCCGCCGCCTTCTGCACACGCGGGACTACACTTACGCTCTCATCGGCACTTTTTTCAAACGCCTGTCGTCCCAGAGAATTGGCGGTCTTCCGAAAAGCATTGGCGTCCATAAGAGTCAAGAAAGGACTCTCCCCGCCCAACACACTCAACTGGCTCGCTATTTTTGCAGCCTCGTTCTGGAGTTGAGGCTGGCCCAGGGCGGCTTTACGAGCTGTCTCCGTTACTCCCAGGTTCTTGTAAAAATCCTCAATCAGCTGACTCTTGTTAATCATGGGATTGTCGAGGGCGGTGTCAGCCTCAATCACCAGTTTGCTGGTCACGGAATCAGAGAATCGTGCGATATTAGCCGCGTCTAGTGCGCCACTCTCTGTGGTCGAAGTACCAAAATCCATAACCGCCTGACGTGGGTCTGGCCCTTTGACGAGCAGATCCGTCGTCGGATCAATACGGCGAGTCTCCTGCGAAGCTCGTGCAGCGGATGGAAAGGCGCTTCCCTTCCACGCCCTGCCAAGACCTTTAAGGCCACTGGCGACGAGACCGCCGCCCATTTCCATGGTCGCTTCCCCAGCCCCGGCGACCGCCGTGGCCCACGCCTTCTCTGCTAACGTATTGGGAGCCCCTTCGTAGTCGATACCAGCCGCATTCTCACGCGGCCAGCTCTCAATGCCAAACGTACGTGCGCCCGGAACCACGACCGACTCGGGCACCAGACTTTGCCGATACAATTCTCCGCCCATCGCTCCAGCGCCTGCGAGAAAAGGCATTCCGAGCAATCCAGCAGGCCCCAAGAATCTACTACCCGCAGAGAGCGCAGGACGCGCAGCCCGACCGGCAGCTGTCAGAGCACCTACCCCTCTTTTTACGAGGCTAGCAACATCACGGCCTATCGTAGCCGACGCAGCCCCGCCGGCCGCCAGATCCTCTCTGGTAATGACCCCTTCTGGATTCACCTGTGAGAAAATAAAGTCGATTTCTTCCTCAGTAGGTTTTTTGCGGGCACCAGTCCATGACACCATAATGCCCCCCCGTTTCGGATGATCCATTGGAAGCGGCTGATCGCCGGATCGTCCCAACAACGAGGTACCCGTGTACTCGGGGTCTTTTTGCTCAAACGTCGGATAAATCCAGAGGCGATGGGTCTCTCCGTTTGTCACAGCAGGAGGCACCTCTTGGCGGCGAGTGTCGTCACCACCAATCGCGAGATAGACATCATCGCCTCCTGACGGTGGTTGGATCTGTGGCATCCGTGATTGTACCGCCTCCACAAATTTCTGCGTTTCAGGGAAAGGCGGCACCCCACCCGCCTGCGCCACAGCACCCTCTCCAGCGTTATAGGCGGCTGCCGCGAGACGCTGATCGCCTTGATACCGCTTGAGCAGGATTGAGAGATGTTGAATACCCGCTCGAACATTCTGGTCTGGATCAAATGGATCAGTAACATTGTACGACTTGGCCGTCTGGGGCATGAGCTGCATGAGCCCCTGGGCTCCTCGTGGAGAGAGCGCCCGTGGGTCATACGACGATTCACGTTCCAGGATAGCCAGCGCAAATGGATAGGGCACACCGAACTTCTTCGCATATTGACGAACAAGGCCCCGAATCGTATCTTCTCGTTCACTTGCCATTAGGGATTATTCAAGAGTGAGCCTGCGCGGCTCTGTACGGAGTCCCCCCCAGAGAGAGGACCAGGGGTATCTTCTAGCGGCGACGCTAAATACTCTCTCATAAACTCAATATCATCATCGAGAACATACCCCGCTCCATAGAGAATCCCATCATATTGATCAACGAAATTCTTGAAGATCAAACGAATCTGCTTTTCGGTCAATCCTTTTGGATCGCCGACTCCAGCGAGCATCTGCTTGGCCCGACGCACGTCGTCCTCAGTCTTCCGCCCGCGTTCACCACCGAGTTCAGCGTACAACCCGGCAAAGGCGTTCCGGAGTCTTGCGAAATGCAGCAAATCATCCGAAGCGAGTGACTCAAGAACCCTCAATTCGCTAACCTGATCTTCGCTCAAGGCCGCCTTGGAGGTCGCCGCTCGTTCCTTGGCCATCAGCCGCTTGTTTTTTTCGATATTAGAAATTCCGGACTCATTGGGATCAAGGAAATACTCCAGACCAAACCACGCATCAACCGTTTGCCCATATCCTTTCAGTTTTCCAAGAAACGCATAATCTTCCTTGTTTAGTTTTTTTCCATAGTCCGCAATCAACATAGTCACATTCGACAACGGAATCATTTGGTGAAGGAACCGCTCGTTATCTGCCGACAACTTCACAAATGTGATACCACCACCCACTAGCGGTATCACCCCACCCAGTGGATTCGTATTCATACGCTGACGCATGGGATTGCTCTCATCCATTGGCGTCGTATAGAGATTTGCAACGATCTGGTCTGGTGATGCTCCCTCTGCGATAAATCGCTCGTTAATCTCAGCCGAAGTCGGTGCGTCGAGAGGAGCTGTCGGGTCATACACCGTCCCGATACCGTCAGGGAGCATCGCGGCAATTCTCGGATGGTTTTGTTTCCCCCAGGCCACTAGGCCAGGACTCGTCATAGCCTGGACATTCATACAGGTAGTACGAGGCTGGAGGTTACTATCCGTATAGTCCAGACACTTGTGGGGAGCATTGACCATCGAGGTGAGTTCCTTCAGCAACTCAATCTGTCCTGTCTCCCACGCCTCCCACTCTGGTCTTACTTGAGGCGGAAGTGGACGTGTTATCCCTGCGTTCGACGCCAACTCCGCAAGTTCCATCTCGTATTGATCATACTTTGCTGGCTCTGGAGAAAACAGATCAACGCCCGTGGTTTCAGCCTCAAAAGTGGGCTGCGTCAAAGGTGGTGCAGGTCCCATCGAAGGGGGTGCGGATGGCCTGCCAAGACCCGACTCTTGCATCAGACGCAATAGATTCGACTGGAATGGAGGCATGCCTCTTTGCGGAGTCTCTGGAGGCACTCCTCGGGGCGGCTGAGGAGCAATCTGCCGCGGGATCGGTTGCGGTTGAGTCCGCTCCCAGCCAAGAGGCACAGTCAGATCATCCGGAGACGGCGAGACTGGAACTCGCGGTTGGGGAACCTCAAGAGACCTACCTCCCGGAATCCCCCTATCCACCCGTTGCTGACGAAGCTCTGGAGGAGGCTGGAACGCCCCCTTTAACCCCGGAAAAACTGGTGGTTCATCCTGCACCCCTCCGATAGGCATACGGGGAGAAGGCTGGAAAGTATCCGGAGATAACATTGACGTAGGAGGAGGAGAAGGCCCAAGAATTTGATTTCTGATAACGCTTCGACGTTGTACGACTGGCTCAGGTGTCTCTTCACCGGGAATGTCACGACGTTCTGTTGGACGACCACGTTCCAATAAAGCCTGATACATTTTACGAGCCTTCAGGGTCTCCTCAAGTTCTGCAAGCTGCGCCTGCCGATACTTCCGCAGGGGCTCAGCCTCATATGCCCGGAGCAACCCCTCTCCACCTCCCACCAATCCAAGTCCAATGCGTCTCCAATCAACCATGATTACGTCCTACGCCATCCAGATCCAGGTGTAGGCGCCCCGAGCCGAACCGGGGTGCTCCCTGTCGTTCCAGTGGTTCCTTGGGTCGGCTGACTTGACAGTGGGGTGTCGCACACGCCGGCCTCCTCGTTCCACGTTCCCCCACTAATTGCACAGATTATTTGTTCCATTTCTAGATTCTTCGTCTCTTGGGGCTCTAGACCCTTGGAAAACCCGAGAAGGAAATCCCCAACGCCCTGCCTCCCAGTACGTCCCCCCTGCTGGGCCTCCATCAGTGACTTTCGACGCACGCTAGCCACGGCGATACCCTCCATTCCCAATCAACCGAGCCATCGCCGGACTCATGGGCGGGTCGCCCCCTCCCCACGGTCCAGGCGTCTGTGCCGGAGCGGCCAACCGGGTATCAGGCAACGGAGCGACCCCACGTCGTTGGACCCCAGGCGGTCCCTGCGGCCGTGGCCCCATCGGTCTCCGCCGCGTTGTGCGTGCTTGTGTAGGCGCACCCCCGATGTTCCCAAACATTGGCCGTGCCTGGGGCGCTCCCTGACGCTGCGGGGCTACAGGTGCCCCTGGACCGCCTGGCGTGCCGGTATACGGATTAAATGGCATGATTATTATCCCTCCCTAGTACCACTCACATAGCCTTCGGCAGCCATTGCCGCAGCCTTGAAGTACTCTTGAAGTAACGGAAGCAGGAACTCGTACCGCCCCTGCTGGAGTTCGGCCATCGTCCTGTCGCGTTCGAGGCCGTATTCGGCGAGGAACTTATTCCACTCCATGTTGCGATCCAGTACTTCCAGCGCGGCGTCGGTCCGCATCTGCTGGACTCCTGTGAGGGCATTGATCGAGTTCACCAGGTTCCGGCTCTGCTCAACCGTGAGGTTGGCGGCCTGCTGAATCGCGGTCTGGAGCCGGGAATCCTGCCGCTGCGCCCGATCCAGCGCAATGTCGGTCTGAAGCGACCGTGCCTGCGCGAACCGCTGATCCGTCGAGAGTCGCTGGGTCATCGCTTGCTGGTTGAGTTGATCGAGCGCCTGCCGATACCGGGCATCAGACCGTTCCCCTTCTTCAAGCGCAATCTGCTGAGCGGCCTCGGTATACATCGGAGCCAGCTGTGTCTCCAGCCGCTCCATGTAATCGACTTCCGGTCCCTGCCCAAGTAATCCCCGGTCTGCGAGTGCGGCTTGTCCCTGAGAGAGCTGTGCGGCCCGGAGACGATCCAGTGGAGATCGGGCCGCTTCGATAGCCATCGCCTGCCTGGCCTGATCCTGTGGTAAGACCCCACCGCTCGCCAGAAGATCCTTAATGACGCCCTGAGACGCCGCTTCAGTGGTGGTCAGAGGGGCTTCGCCCCAATTCTGCACTGCATCACTGAGGTTCTTGAAGACCGTTGCCTCCGCTTCGGTAGGAAGTAATTGCCCTTCACGTTGAATAATGTTTTTAATAGCCCCTTCAGTCTCAGAGGTAAACGGCGTGGCCACGACACCCCCACGATGAATCAGATCTTCTAGGGCTAGATTAGCCTTCCGTGAGAGTGGATCGGCTGCCACTTCCTGGGTAAAAATATCCTGATAAGGTCCTGGAGTCAGCGGAGCACTGGTCGATGAGTACGGAATCTGTCCCAGAAAGTCCAGCATCTCCGATCCAGGATACTTGAGCAGATTCGGGTCCATTGCCCCAGGAGCAGGCCCGGTAGGAGGAATATTGCTTGTATTTATTGTGGGTTCCACTCCTGGAAAGGTGCAACCACTACTGGTCCACGTCCCTCCAGCCAATTCGCACTGTAGTCTAAGATCGTCTATAGATGTGGTTGGGGGCGTGGGTGGAGCTGGTGGCTCGGGTGGAGCTGGTGGCATATCGCAGTCAATACCATTCCACGACCCACCCCTTGCTATGCAAGCTACTTCGTCTTCATTTACACCAGGTCTTTCGTTTGGATCCTGATAACCTACCCACGGAAAGCCTGCGTACTGCTCCTCCAACAGAGTCTCGCCACCACCGCCGCGAGAAATATGGTAACCAGTATCGCCTTCAGGGCCTTCGATCCCATACGTCGGACGCCAACTTCTCCTCGCCGTGGCGAGCGGATCGAATTGTAGGCTGTAGTCAGAACCTTCAAGGATGTCACTAAGTCCTGACGAAGTCTCCCCAAGATCCTCAAGATTGAAGGGCATGAGCCCGTCAGGTCCCAGACCGGGACCAGGAACCCCTGTGCCCTCATACCCCAAGGAGTACTCACCATAATCGCCTATGGGTCCTGGAATCAGCCATGGATTGGTCTCGGCAGTCCCTCCCCATGCACCAGCAGCCCCATAGTCTGACCAGTCACCCGTATCACCCCATGGTTCAAGGCCTTCCACGGCACCCGTTTGCGTTTCAAACCACGGAGCTTTTTTTGGCATACGATTCGCTCACTTCCCTACGTATTCTTCCCGCTCTTCTTGGGAGACGCTGGGAATACTCCACCAGTTCCTGTTGTCGGATATCCGGCCTGCCCATAAATCGTTCGCTGCATTTTCTCTAGATCATACATAGGAGAGTCTTTTGACCCCCAGAGGCGTTCAGGGACGGCTGCCGCTAGTCCCCGTGGCCCAGACGCGCCGGTAAAGAGAAACTCGCTAAACTCGCCAGGAGCATCAGCTCCAGGTCTTAGTAACGATAATGCCTGCTGCATCTCTTTCAACCCCGAATGAGCACCCCCGAAAGCTGGCGCTGGTGCTGGTTGCTGAACCGCACCGCGCATAAATTCCTGCCCACCTCTGGAAACTTCACCAGCAATAACATCCTGATCGGAGTTCAACTGAGAGACATCCTCCAATCCAGCCCCTGTTTGGGTAAACGGAATACTTAGTGGACTATCCCCCCAATCGACACCACTCCGAAACTGCAGTTCTGGGCGAGGAAGCGCCGGGTCAATCCCACCAGCAAACACATCAACGGGACCAGCCCCCTTGAACATCGGGAGTGGCTGCACATAGGAACTCGGCATCGAGACCGGAGTAGCGGCATACTGCGTGGCGAGAGCCCCCATCCGTCCCAGATCCCCCAACGCACCCTTGAAGATCCGCTGCGGATTGAGCCCTGGAAACTGTACTCCTCCGTAACCTTCAATTTTAGCCGATTCAGGCCGCGCCCCTGACAGATAGCTCCCAAGCCCACCTAGCCCTGCCGCTGCAATCGGAACTGCTGCACTACCCATTACGTCAACTCCTTTGTAAACGTCCGTCGTGGTACCTCGATGTAGTGAAGGCGCTTGGCAATCGCCATCCCACGCGGATTGGTAGTTTCGACCGTGATAATGAAATTCTTGAGCCCCAGCGTCTTGGCATAGCGTTCGGATGCGTGAGCCGACGCGATACTGTACCGGCGATAAGACGGGGCAATATAAAGATGTGGCTGACCAAACGTCCGATCTGGCGTGATGTTCGTCAGTGCCGTAAACCCAATCGTCTCACTGCCTCGATCAATCATTTGAAAGACGGACTGCTGGTTCCTGGCATCCTGGAGGAGCAAATTCATCGACATCGACAGCGCCACACTATCAGGGATGGGCATTCCCATAAATAACTCAAACCCATTACGATCCGCATCATACCAGCCCATGACGCGAGGGGGATCGCCGATCGTGTAGTTCCGAAGCCGAATGTCAGCAGCGTGACCGTTTCCGTTTCCCATCGTCAGTATATCACCCAGTCACCGCGAGGGTGATCATGCCACGGAGGTCGACATTGTCCGTAATACTGGACGGCCAGGCCGCATGATCGGTGCGGAAACAATAGAGCTTATCCGTGCCTCCGGTGGTGATGTAGCCTTCCGTATCGACCGATCCCTTGATCGTCAGCGGCCCCGTGTAGGTCGTTGCAGACGCGGACATCCCCTTCGGGAGCTGGATCTGGAGTTGATTGCCCATGCTGGAGGAGGTCGTCGTATCCTCCAGAAAGAAGTTCACCACCAGGAACTGGCCGATTTTGATAAAGTCGTACTGCTTCTGGTCGGCGCTGGCGACGGTCCATGTGCCCGTGTTGGCGGTGAAATTCCCTGCCAGAAACGGGGTGCTTTTCCATGCAAGCTCCTGTTGAATCCGTCGCAATCGACGGCGCGTGTCAAGAGCCGAGAAGTAGAGGGACCGCATCGCCCGTTCCGTGACGGAGCCAGATTCCTCCCGTATCCGCGCAAAGTCTGGCGTCGGGAAATCAAGAGGAATATTCGACCTAGCCATACGGGTTCGTCCCCTTCTCGACCCACTCCTCTATGGGGGGACAGTCGCACTCGAAGACGTGCTTCTCATGCTTGACGCACCAGTATTCATCGCACGACCGACACGGAATCCAGAGAGGATCTATGTCTGACTCCACTGCCAGGATCGGATCGCTCATGCTTCCACACAGCCTCCCTCCATCACTATTTCCCCGAGCGCGGTCAACGACCACACTACCTGCCGTGTTCCTGCACATAACGGTCGCCGCTGGCGTGGATCAATTTTGCCTGATGCAGCTCGATGCGCCGTGGGCGCTCTGTGCTGCCGCCCATGCGTAACAGGGCTTGGAGTTCCTTGTCGGTCAGCCCTTTCGGGTGGTGGCCGAGAGCGACCAGCACGTTCCGGCGCTTGGTCCCCGCCTTGCCTGCCATCTTCTCGGCGGCTTCATACGACGTGGAAACTGTAAGCCCCAGCGCGCCGGTAAACGGGAGCAGTTCGTTGGTATACGGCATTAACCTTCTAGTCCCGAGGCGCGCAGGATCTGTTCGCTCATGCGGGCACCGCCAAGGGGAGCGACCGTTGCGCCCGCTTCACAATAAGGTATCCTACGCTTTCCGCCGTCGCAGTTTCCCGAATGTCTGAGCAAGGTGAGCACGCCGTCTCGTGGTAGCGGTTGCTCCAGACCCAGGTTTCAGCACATCACGCGCAAACTGAGACGTGCTTTTCCCTGCACGCTTTGCCTGCCCGGAGAAGGCCCCAGCCTTGAAATTCGACCCGTCCTTCATCTTCTGAATCCATTGTTCCGCCATTACTGCAACCTCCTCGTCGCGCCTGGCAACACCTGATAGCCCAGCGTCATCCCTTCGAGACTCCAGCTCCCATTCTGTGCGTCGTCGCTGATCCGAATCCGACATCCCACATCCTGAATGAAGTCCCCGGTACTGCTTTCCATGTTGATAATGCGCTGCACACTATCGAAGGGCACCGTGATGTTGCTGCTCTCAGACGTATCGATCCCGTTCCCATCAGAAGTGATCAACTGGAGCCCCAGGGGTTCGATCGACTTTGTGGCGCTCCCACGCCCGACCGCCTCATCAGAAGCCCCTCCTGACATCCATTCAACTGTGAGCGTGACATCGGAATTAGCTTCCGCGATGATGTCGAGCCAGCGATACCGCTTCGTGTAGGCCATGAGCTGCTGCGGAGCCCGAACATCCCACGAATTGTCGGTCCCATAAATCACCTTCGTCATCCAGCGTGACGGGATATTCGATCCGTCAAAGCTGTCCCCATTGAAGAATTGGTAGCAGAAGCCGCCTTTCGAGGTCTGAGCCTCACCCGTCAGGATCACCTGTGTATCGCTCGACGTTTCGACTGTCGTGGAGGCCGACATCGGCATATCGGGCCAGACATACCAGACACCCCACCGATAGTTCCAGACCACGGCCTGATTACATTCGGCATCATCACCGGAGGCCGTCGGACCAGGCCAGAACCAGACGATATGCCCGTTTTCAATGTCATGTATGGCGTGAATCTTCTTGATCTGGGCATACAGGAAGGTCTTGAGGGTTTCCTTGACCGGAGTGCTGATAATGGTGTCGTTATTCCCGTCAAAGAGGCGGATATCGCCCATGGGTGTGAAATATGCCTGCATCACCCGTGGCGTCGTAATCTGGTTCCCGGACGCATCGGTATAGACCGCCCCAGCCGGTACCTGGACAATCGACCGGTGCGAGACGGCCCCAATAAGCGCATTGGACTTGGTACGCACCCAGTCCATGATGTCTGAGACTATCTGTCCGGTGCCGCTGACGGTCCAGATGGATCGTTCAAGGAACACGACCAACATACCTTCGAAGTCCCCCACGATCCCGGTAATGAGGTCCCCGACGGAGCTTTGATCAGTGAAATCGAGGTAGTTATTCGCTCCCACCTGATCGGGCTTCCCTGGATCGGACCAAAAGACACGCCGAGGATTGGTGTCGGTGCGTCCCCACCAGAGTCGCTGCTTGTGGGGTTCGCAGAAGTATGTGCCGGTCGCTGGGGCATCGCCATGCTCCTCCAGAAGTCGATGTTCAAGAATATCCAGATCCGATGCATTGTCTGTATAGCTGGTAGTCGTGCGTCCATCGATGAACGTCACAAAGTAATAGTTCGTACCGGTCCCGGTCGTGCGATACAGCTCATAGCCCGTGATGTCGGTATCCGAGTCGGCGGTCCATGACAGATTGGCCTGTTCATCCTGGAGTTGAATCACGTTAGAGGTCACAGACCCCGCCGATCGGGTTTCTGCTGCGTCCACACTGACCATCTTCCACGTATAGGACCCGTTGAGCTGTCCAGCCGACGTATTGACCACTGCCGTGATGGTCGGAGACTTCCCACTGGCACCAGCCGTCGCCAGAGAGGAGCCGTTCCAGACTCGTGGCGCTACCACCCCGTCTGTAAAGAACAGGTTGTTGTCCACCTGCGCGAAATCAGGAATCCGTCCCACCGATCCGGTGCTGAGATCAGCAATAAAGGTCCACGCCGCTCCATCATTCGTGCTGTACCACAGTTCAAATTCATTGGTGCCGTCGTCAAAGGCCCCAAGTAGTTGTCGGGTAAAACTCGCGCCAGTCTGCCGATAGGCCCGAAGTGACCGCAGACGTGTAGCACTCCCGCCCGTATTGGTCGTGACGGCCGAACTATTTTGCTTGCTATAGCCCAGAATCTTCTTGGCGCGTCCGAGCTTATCAATCCAGAGGTTCCGGCTGCCGCTGGACGAATAAATCGCCGGCAGCGCGACAGAATGAATCCCCTCCTGGGTGCCCAGGAACACCGAGAATACCTGGGTCTGCATTGGATATGCCATCACACTACCTGCGCGTAATTCGGTGGAGATAATCCCTCGTCCCACCTTCATGGAACGTCCACGCCTGACCTTCAGTTAGCTCAATCACATCTGTTCTCTCACCAGTCCGCACATCAAACACCTCAACCGACATCGGCCACTTTGCCGCAACCGTGTAGGACTCACGCATCCCCATCACCGCGACATACGATTTCCCACCCATGTTAGCCGCAAACGCTCTCACGACGCCGGACCCTCCCGTATCAGGCCAAATCTGATCGTCTGTCTCATACGGGTGGCAGTCCCAATGGTGATTGCACCGTTCCGCCGATGCGATGCCAGCCGGGAGTAACTCTCGCGTGGATCTGAGTGCCATCATGACCGACTCAGGGACGACATCCCAATACTGCTCAACGCCTCGAACGCCTGCGCTGCTGTGCAGCACGTATCCGGCCCCGCCAGCGATGAACGTCGCCGCCATCCCAATCGCTAGACGCGCAGGATCGGCATCGCTCTCTCCACTTGAGCCGGGTCCGATTGGCTCATTGTTCGTAAACGGCAGCACATGATCGTAGAACTGAGCCTCCCAGGGTTGTCGTTGTGGTCTGTAGAAGGCTTCCACCGTATCTGTCCGCCTGTCGAAATGTGGCGTGACAAGGTCTGCCCCAACCAGCCGACCATCGAAGAGCCGGTTGATCGACTCCTCGGCATTGCCTCCATCTGGACTCGATGGCGCGACGGGAATCTCGCTCACCTCATCCCAGAGTAACGTCAGTTCCCGGAGCGTCTCGTCATCGATCCCGTTGAGGTTCGACTCGTTTGCCACCTCCACAAACTGCACGGCATCTCGCTTGCCTTCCAGCCGCTCAGCCATTACCTCAACCCACGCCCGACGGTCAGCATGGTCTGGCATCATCACCTGGGCATCTGCGAACAACACGACCTGCGCGCGCATCCCTCTCTCGGCACACGCATCGAGCAGGGTATTCAAGACCTCGCCATAATCCGGCCACCTGGGATCGATGACTCGTCCTTCCCAGTAGGGTAACGAGCCCACCATCGACAGCACCCGAACGTAGTTCACGCCCCAGCCAGCTAGCCAGTCGAGTGTTTCTGACAGCATCGGCTGGTCGTGCTTCGCCGCCCACAGCCCCCACATCAGGGTCACGCCCCAGGCATTGAACGGTCCATCGTCATCCGCAAAGGCTCTGCCGTCGAGCCTGACATGGCCAGCAGGAAACGGAACAGGTTCAGGAACAACGACAGGCGGGTCCGGAATTAGCTCCGCAACCGGAGGCTCAAATACCGGAGGCTCTGGAAGTACCAGGTCTGGAGTCGATGTGCAACCGACCACCACCGCCAGGATGAGCAGTGCCCGTATCACCGACCGCTCCCGAGAAGGGGTCGGCCATCTGGAATGGCACCTCGCCACTCCGCTGTTGCCTCGTGCAGCGTGGGAAACCGATCGGGTTCAAAAAGGAGCCGCCTGAGAACATGACTGACGGTGTCGTCAGTGGCAGCCGTCCCAACGGTCATGAGATGCCGTTCTTGGATAGCCAGAATCAGAGGTGTCATCAGCGTCTCGACACAGCGTCTCGGCGTGCGTATCGACCCTCACATCTCACTACCCGCTGGACGCTTCAAGGTCTGTAATCCGCTTGGTCAATGCGGCGTTTTCATCAATCAGTTCCTGAATGGCCCACCATGAAATGGCGGCCTGGTTTTTTGGCGAGATGCCGATGTGATTCTTGGGTGTTCCGTCGTCCTTCAAGACAAACGGATTAAACCCAAGTCCAAATTCGGTGTAGAGATCCTGCGCGGACGGTCCCCCAAACCACACTGGGGTCTTTCCTTCAGGCAACCTGACGCTGTGATAGCGACCGTCCCGAATTCGCTGAATCCGCTGGCACACGCTCCCACCGTCAGACCCGCGTTCGATATCCTCCGCCGACTGCTGGTCCGTCACGAACAGATCCTTGATGGCTACCGGACCCCAGGTCTTATCTTCCGCATCGCTGGCATCTGTCCACACGCCAAACTGTGTCAGCACACCCGAAGTCGCGGCAGGTCCTGGAGTGTTCACACCATCCATCACGAGAAACGTAATCGAACTATCCATCTGTGCTTCATTAGAATCAGTCACATAAAAATAGATCCGATTGCATTGACGCTTTGTATCTCCATCGTCGTTTGAATAGAAAACAAGTTCGGCGACCCTAGTGGCATCAGTACCGCTCGCCTTGCTGTGGTAGAAATCGAGAGTCGGGCCTCTGGTATTGTTGGAGGAGACGAGGTTGCACACGTTGATACTCGTCGAGGTCACGTTTAGGATTTTTCCACTGTCGTCCCACGTCAACCCTGAGTCGCCTCCGAAACTCCCGCCATCATTGAACTGGACCTGCGTATCGCTCCCGCCTGGGCTTCCTTCGGACGCCGTTGCCCACTGGAGCGTGCCATCGGTGTTATTGATGGTAAGTAATTGATTCACGGAGCCGATCGCCGCTGGAAAGGTCAGGGTATAGGAACTTGAGACGGTAGTGGGCGCGTCGAGGCCGACATACTGCCCACCTGTATTGTCCTGCAGGCGCAAATCGTTTTCAGCCAGAATGTTGAGATGGCCGTTGACTTCAGCATTTCCCGTCGTCGTAATCGCAGACGTTCCGGCGCCAATCAGGACACGTCCTGATGCAAGCGTGGACGCGCCGGTACCCCCATACTCCACACCAACATCAGTGGCCTGCCACGTTCCAGTCGCCACCGTTCCCAGGACGGTAATCGCCGTGGAACTCCCGACATCGAGAGTTGTGGGATCGCCAGAGGCGTCACCAATAAGGATGACCCCATCTCCAAGCACTGCCGTGGCCGTGATGGCTGACGTACCGCTCCCGATCAACACACCACCATCCGTCAGAGAGGAGGCCCCAGTGCCTCCGTCGGTCACCGGAACATCCGTCCCGCCAGCCCGGTAAATGGCGTTGCCCTCAATCGAAACATTCCCTGCACTCGCTCTCGTCAGGGTGGTGTCGCTCGCATGGCCTAATTCAATCCCTGTAAATTGCGGACTATCGCCCGTTCCGACACCAACACTCGTCCGAAGGGTCGCCCCGCTCTCTGCCACAGGATCGCCCGAGCCATCCCCGACAATCATCTCGCTGTCGGCCAAGACGGCCATCGGGGTAATTGCACTGCTCCCGCTGCCCAGTAACACTCCACCGTCGGTGAGCGAGGACACGCCAGTCCCCCCATCGGTGACGGGTACATCCGTGCCCCCGGCGCGGTAGATCGCGTTCCCCTCAATGGACACATTCCCTGAGCTTGCGCGAGTCAGGGTCGTATCACTCGCATGGCCGAGATTAAGGGCGGTGAACTGAGGGCTGTCGCCTGTGCCCACCCCAATACTCGTCCGCAAGGTCGCACCACTTTCAGCCACCGGGTCCGTCGATCCATCGCCGACAATCATTTCGCTATCAGCGAGGACAGACATCGCTGTCACGGCCGAAGTGCCACTCCCGAGGAGAACTCCCCCATCGGTGAGCGAGGTGGCTCCCGTGCCACCCTTGGAGACCCCCACCGCACTACTCAGATTGGACGGGTCAATGTAGTAGGTACCGGTTTGTCCGTCGAGTTTATCGGCGTCGAGGTTGGAGACCACCGCCGCCCCGGCGACCACGGCAAACGGCGCATTCGTACTGCGACTGAAGGTATGCAGACCCGTGATGGTGTAGGCGTTCTCCTCGGTGACGAGGGTATTCCCACTCAGATCCGAATCAGTATTCGCAACTTCAATATCAGCCATGCCTATGCCTCGATATAGACCAGTGCCCCATCAACCGACTGGCCTCCGCTAAGTTCCATATTCAGCAGCGTAGCATCGGAGGTTTCAAACCAGCCCACGGGATTAAACGGCAGCACGATGGTCTGCCCTGCTGTCGGTCCCATCTGTCCAGTCAACGCCGTGCCATCGGCCCCGTCCTCGAACCGGATGGTCACGGCCGTTCCGGTCATGGTGACGAAGATGGCCAGCACGCGAATCTTCTTCGCCGTCACAGCGGCGACCAGCGTATTGTTCCCACTCGTCGCTCCGTCAATCACGGCGCGTTTAATCAGCTGGGTGTCGCGTCCGTCCTGAAAGTCTTCCTGAATCCACGCCATCAGGTACTCCTATTCTGTGTGACCATACCGATATTCATAGCCCGGCGGTCGATCCCGATTAAAGCGGGCCATCCCCTGGATGACCGGACCAAAAATCTTCATTCCGACCTGCACAATCGAGACGACCTCATCGTCTTTTCCGATCTTGAATATCTCGGCCGCAAACTGCGCCACCGCAATCGCCGCCATGTCGGTATACGCAAAGGTCCCAGACGCCGTAATATCGTCGGCGGCCTTGAGTCCGTAATACCGCACGGTATGCGTGGCATCAGGAAGCGGTGACCAATAGATGCTGGTCCCGTTCGTGGAGTACCGCCTCGGACGCCCAGACGTTGAGGCATCGAACTGGATCGTCGGATACTCACTCCCCGAATCGTAGTGTCCCCCAATCGGTCCCACGCGCTCCAGGTCCCATGCCGGGCGACTGGTATTGGGATCGATGAACTGGAGCCGGTCGATACGAATCAACCCACTCGGGAAGTCCGTCGCTTCCGTATTGGCCGTGGTCGTGACGGTGGCCGCCGTGGACCCCAGCGAGTTGGGCTGCAACGCCAGCATCGACTCCAGGTGATCCTGGCCGGCATTGAGCGCCCGGAGTGCCATCGTGACACTGGTTTCGCCAGACTGTCCCTGGGTTCCGCGATCGAACAGTTCCATCGCGTTGAGCATCGTCTGTCCAGTTGCCATCTAGTCGCCTGCGTGATGGGTGACGAATTTACTACCAGACGAGTGTCCGTACTGGCTCACCTGAATCTTCGTGTGGTTCCACTGATCGCTCCCAATATCATCAATGAGCTGCTCACGGTCGGCGTCACGCTTGTCATGGTCGCGCTGAGCTTCATCCTCAATTCGCGCCCAGTATTGCTTCCCCGATCCCCACTTGAAGCCGCTCTGTTCATAGACCGCTGCCAGCGTCCGATCGTCCAGCGGGACGTATTCGTTCGTGGAGGTTTCCACCACGAGCAGAAGCAGCCAGCCGGGAGAGAGCGGATGCTGGATTCGCGGCCGTCGATACCAGACCAGCCACCGCTGGCGCGTCGGGTGCCAGGTGGCTTCAAGGTCAGGGTGCAGATCGTGCAGTTTCTGTCGAAAGCGCGTCGGCGCAACTGTGACCCCGAACCGATTCGGATGCCAGAAGTTGAGACGCTCCTCTACCGGGGGCGGCGTATTCCGCTGAACCGGAACCGAGAAGGTATCATCCCGCTGCGCGAGCATCGCTAGCCAAAGACTTTGAGCCCAAATTCTTGCACGCGCTCGTCCTTGCTCGACTTGCAGTGCTTGGCCATCCGGGCACGAGCCATGTTATGCGACTGATGTGATTCAGGCTTGAAGTTCGTCGCCCAACTATCCACAGGGCACTGAAGCAGCCCTTTCTCCATGTCTTCTATCAGATGATCCGGTATAGGCTCTGGCGTCTTCACCCACGGAGGTGTGAACCCGGTCGGCGTCGATCCGCGCAACGGAATCGAGAGCGGTTGCCGATCGCCATTCCCATCAAAATACGTCGAGACTTCACCGGAATCGGAACTGACGCCGCCTCGGTGTGGACGCCCTTTCCCATCCCAGGCGTGCATGGTCGGAAAGCGTGGTGCCCCACGAGTGGACATCTCCTTCCACGTCGCATATTCAGCAAGGAATCGCTTGATGATCTGGCTGACTTGCTGTATCCCAGCCCACGCGATGCCTCGATGCTTCTCCAGCTCGTCGAGTTCGTAAAATTCTCCCAGCACTTGCTGCACGGCGACCGGATTCACCCCCTCTGGGAGCGTCTCCTGGAGCGCCACGACCGGGGATTCCCCGAGATGCTGGAGAAAAAACTGGTTCTCCTCCAGTGAATAGCGAACGGGTCGAAAACGATCCATGTGCCTCCTTAGTAACTCGTATTCGTCCGAATCGGCTTCAGCACAATATGCACCGAACCTTCATACGCTGTGACCGTTCCGGTGTAATTCAACGAGAGTTGTTCGCCCTTATCCATCTTTCGGTTGGCTAGCGTTGAGGTCAAGGTCGATTGAACCGGCGTATTGGCCGTGCTGTCTAAGGCCAACGCCGAACTCAACGCTGTGGTGAGACTCGCAGGTGCCGTCCCGGATGCCGCAATACCTACATCCAAGGTCGTACTGCTCGCTCCAGCAATACTATGGCATTCACGCACATCCATGATTTCATAGTCCTGATCAGCGACAAAAATACCGATATCGGCCGCTTCTCCCGCTGAAATCGTATAGACGACATGCACCGGAGCAAGTTTGGCGATTGCTTTAATACCCATGATCCCTGCTTTCTGGCGAAGTGACAGGGGAGGGGTGACCCTCCCCCCACCTACTCAGTTTACGATTCGGCCACGTCTTCGATCTTGGCCCCGGCTGCCGGGTTGTCACTCAGCAACTGTCCCTGCCAGTACCACGCCACCTCGAAGGTCGCGTTGGAGGTCTGACGGAAGAACGGGGTTCCATCGAACACCTCCGAGACCGGACGCGGCACTGCATTCTCGCCGTGACCGATATAGAAGTGCTTGGTATCGAGCCCGATGATCGTATTGGCCGCGAAGTACGGCTCAACGTGCCACGGATTACCGCTGAAGCGGTAGACGGTGCGTCCATCGCCACCGTCGGTCCCCTTCTGCTGCGCCCCGCCGTCACGACCCACTCCAGCCCCGCTATCGAACGCTTTCGGAGAACTCATCGCAAAGAAGGTGTCTTCTCGCAGGAGTTCGTGATAGCGCCGGATGATGGCGAGATTGGAGAGATAGGCATTCAGCTTGGCCCCGCCCTTCTCACGGACGGCATCTTCCAACTGAATGAGCAGGTCTTCCGTGAGTGCCCGATTGGTGCCGCTGTTCTCAAGCACGATCGATTCCCAGAACTCGTTCCCCGCCGTGCTCCGGTTGATATTCCCGAAGTTTCCGGAGGGTGGATTGGCATCATCAATGATGCCGAGGAGTCCTTCCGTGTGGTAGATCGCCCCGGATTTCGTCGTATTTTCAATACAGAAGAAATCACCGGCTGCGGTCCCACTGGGTGCCGATCCACTGATCGTCACGGTACGGTTTTGCACATCAATCGCCGAGACGGTTCGGGACGCCGCCAAGTCTGTATCGTTGTCAGAAGCATCAATCAGATCGACGGTCATCCCCAGGTCGATACTGGGAAGGGCGTCCACGGTAATGGTGGTCTGATTATCTGCTGCTGGCATAATCGCCAGCTTGCCGAGGCCATCCGAGATCAGATCGGCGTTGATGAGTTTGAGAATGCGCCGACGGAAGCCCCCTTCCATCATTTTCAGGGCCGTCTGGAACGCAAACTTCGAATTCCGCGCGTCCTGGATGAGCTTCCACGACATATTGTACAGCCCCGCAAACTCTTGGAGGCTGAACGACGCCTCGGTCGTGTCGGGATCGATATTCGACGGCAACGCACCGCCTTCTGCCAACCCACTCCACGCGCCGGGGTTCTTCACCATGATGGGCATCAGGAACTGCCCTCGGCCAGCCATCGGTTTCTTCATCTTCTGGAACATATTCCAGCAGACGACCTCTTGGTTGACAAGGTACAAGACCTGATCGACCCCGTAGGTGTATTTCAGGGCTTCAATAACATCAGTTGTACTGGCCATCGGTGCTAGTCTCCCATGACGGAGTCACCGATTATTCCGATTGACCTGGGTTGAGCATCGGCCACAATTCGTCCGTGCGTTCCTCGGGCGTCTTGTATCCGCCGGTCTTGCCGCTGGTGGGCGAAATCTCTCCCCCCCGTGATGGGAAAGGTGAGGCTTTGGCGGCTTTCGCCGTCGCCCGGTCGGCATCCCGCACCACTTTTTTGATCCCCTCCCACTGTTTTCGCAGCAACTCGGGGAACTCTTGATCAAGTGGCGCACCCGTACGCGACAAGTACATGTCGCGCATCATCTCGTAGATGAGCGGGTGATCGGGAAGACCCTGTTCCTCGCGGAGTTTCACAAACCGGGCTTCGAGGGCCTGCTCAGCTTGCTTGCCTTGGCTACTGCCTACACGCTCGGACAGTTCCTGCTGGTCCTGTCTGAGCTTCGCAATGATCTGGTCACGCTGCTGGACCGCCTGATTGAGAGGATTGATCCCCTCGGTCACCATGCGTTCCATGAGCTGCGCGGCCGTCGCCCCATCCAGATACGGTAATTTGCGTAACTCGTCCAGCATAGTGGTTTGACTCTGCTGTCCCTGCTGAGCCTGCTGCTGAGCCTGCTGCTGGGCCTGACGCGCATACTGCTGTTGCTGCATTTGCTGGGCATACTGCTGCAACTGCTGTGTCTGCTTGGTGCGTTCGGTATCCCACGCTTTACGGTCCTCGGCAAGGGCCTGCGTTTTCCTCGTGTACTCGGCCTGAGCCTCCGCTGGCCAGGAATCGGATGTCTCGGTTTCTCCTCCACTCTCTGTAAGGTCCGGAGCCACCCCCGTTTCCTCGGGTGCAGCCGTCACATCGTCATCTGCCATATCCGCTCCTCAGTCGAGTGGCCCGTGAGTGCGTCGAGAGGTGCTCATCTGCCGATGAGTCTCCTGATGCGTGTTCACGATCCGTGTTCGCCTCAGTCCTGTCTGGGCAGTCGATCTCAGTATAGAAAGGGGCGAGAATCCTGTCAACTACATCTGCTGCTGCGACATCGCCTGCGCCAACGCCTCGGGGGCCTGCGGAGCGACCTGCTGACTGGCCTTGACCTGCTCCAGCGCCATATCCACGGCCTGGGCGGCCGCTTTCGCGGCGGCCTGCTGGGTCGCCTGGGCGACAGCACTCTGGATCTGTTGCTGCTGCATCCCGCTCTCCCGTCGCTCGGACGCCTGGACGAGAAACTGCCGACACTTGTTCCAGAACGCCACGAAGCCCTGCTGGATGCCCTGACTCGCGCCGAGCCATTCCGTCGTGGCCATTTCCGACTCCAGCTCATCCATGATGACGCGCAGGTTCCAGAATGGCATTGGAAGATGCTCCGGCAGCGGCTGCCCCTCCCAGAGGCGTTCGACCAGGGATCGGGCGAGCTTGCGATACTGCGACTCTCTGGCTTCGCGGCCGATATCGCCCATTTCCAGGTCAGACGCGATTTTCTCCTTATCGATGCGCCCGGTACGTTCATCGACGTACAGAATCCCCAGTGGTGATTGGAGGTGTTCACGAATCCGAGCTTCCCGGAGCGCCCGGAGTTCAGGAATCAGGCTTCCGCGTTCGACCGTGATGGAGTAATCGGTCCCCGATCGGAGGATTTCCGACGCCTGGAAGGTGAAGACCTCGTCTCGCATACTCTTATCGGTGTAATGGAGCGTCCGCATCGCCGGATAGTATTCCTTGACCCGGTTGATCCGCATTTCCTTGACCTTGGCGAATCGCTGCCCGAGATGCTGATAGAGATTTCCCCACTGGGTGTCGATAATCTCCTGGAGCATCGGGACGGCCATCGGACCGCGCATCTGACCCGGAAACTTCGATTCGGAGAACAGATCGATCCCCCCCGCGATTTCACGCATCAATTTGATCGTTAAATCAATTGATTGCATGAACCAGGCAGGTAGCTGGGGCGGATCACGGCGCTGGATCATCTTCACGCCGGTTTCAGTCAGGCCCCCTTCGATCGGAGCCGGGTAATCGGCGGGGATATCTTCCCGTCTCACCGTCGGGCCGAGCAGTTCATCGGCATAAATGGACGCATTCGCCTGTTCGCCCAGCTGGGAGAGGCGTTTATTGAGAAACCGCTGTGGCGCAATCAGATCGGAGAGGTAATCCGTGCTCCAGAAGCTCGTCGTCGTCGGCCCCCAGTGATAATCCACGATCGGGATGGATTCGTAGGGACTATCGCCGTCCTGGATGATCTGTTCACCGGGAATGAACGCGGAGTACTTCCCACGGGGGTGTTTTGACGAGATCGGCTGAAATCGTTCCACCACGACGGAAAGATCAGGATCATTCTGCGCCTGACTCCCCTGAATGCGTGGAATAAGGTCCTGGAGATGCACCGAGCCGGTCGGATCGCCCAGCTGCTTGATATCGGTGCTGAGAATCCGCACTTCGGACGCATCCTTGATATTCTGGATAGTTTCGGCACTGATGTCGTAATTTGCCTCGATCCAGCCCAGCGTCCGGATTTTGGCCAGATACACGGCCTGATCCGGGCTGAGATCGTCCAAGGATCGCACCGAGGCATCCACAAAGACCTGGAGAGGGCTCAGAATTTCACTGCCCACGTCACCGGCCAGGACCATCTCCTCCACGACCTCGAACCGTTCGGCCGGAGCCCCCTGCATGAGTGCCTCCTGCCGGAGGGACTCGGGTATTTGCTCCCCGGTCTGCACATCGGTCCAGACGAGTTCATTCGTCTCGGGATCGAAGCGGGGCATCGGTTCCATCGTGGCATCTTTGACCCACGGCACGTATTCAAAGGCCACGCCGCCAATCGCCATCCACCAGAGGATTTCCCACGTCCGTGACCGCTGATCGAGCTTTTCATCCAGCGCCCGGATCAATTTATTGACCACCTCGGCATTTCCGACCGATTTCGGGTCCTGTTTATCGGCCCGCGCCTTGAACACGGGTGCGATACTGCTCAGACGCCCCATCATCTTATGGAGCATCTGTCCGGCGAGATTGAAGACCAGGTAGAGCTTGTTCGGGTCCCGTTTCCGGGTAAAGAGCACCCGATTTTGGCTCCCGATCCAGTGTTCGCCGGAGGCAAACGACAGATTGGTCAAGATCCGGAGTTCGACCGACCCGACGTTCCGGGCTTTCTGGGCACGAAGCCGGTTGTAGTCGTCGGTATACTCCGCCAGGGCAGTTGCCGTATCAGCCATGATGTCCTAGCTGGGACGCCGACGCACGGTGGCGGCTGGGGTCTGCCGTGCAGGAACCACCGGACGACGGGTCACCGGTCCCGTCCGGGAGTGTTTCAGGGCGGCCTCATCCTTCCGGTACTGGGCTTTGCCGGCCGCGTCATAGCTGTACTTTTTCCCGGTTGATCCAATCGGCATCAGTGCGCTCCTAGATGAGCATCCGGAAGATCCGCCATCTGCCGGTCGGCAGGCAGGCTAGACGGGGTGTCCGCGTTGGCTATCATGATTATCTGTTCCAGAGAATCCATCCGGTCCTGCAAGGTCTGGATCTGGTCCGTCTGGTCCGGAGGCAGCAAAGGCACGTTGAGCCACGTCTGCAAATGTTTGCGGAGTTGTGCCAACATGGGTCATCATCTCCTGATAGAGCACCTGCAACGACCGGGACTCGGTCTGTCCGTTGGGTCCCTGCTTGGTGAGCGAGAGCGTCTGCATCACGAACGACAGTTGCCGTTGCATCTCGGCTAATTGGGTTTCCATCGACGCTGGCATCAGTGGGCTCCTAAATGGACATCGACCGGTGTCCGACGGGCTTTCTTCCGAAGGGGCGACCCGTACCACTGGATGGACCCGGACGGCGGGACCATCGGGCGCGTGGGCCGTGTACGAACCGCACGCGGATGGCGTGACAGGACGTGTTCCACGCAATCCAGGGCATGGTCATTGACTTTCACGCGCTCATATTTCCCGGCCGCCGTGGACTGATCGGGCCACTGGGCATATTCCAGTTCATAGGGCACCAGCGAGAGCCACGGCGCGAGACAAATCTGGTCATGCTGGAAGTACTGCCGTGTCGCTTCGGTCCGGACTTCGCGTCCACGCTGGTTCGCCAGCAGGTGCAGGCCATGATGGAGGCATTCCTGCTTGAACTGGGAGTTACTGTCCACCCAGGCCAGCGGGCGGGTTTGCCAGAGGGCGGCCATCCGGCAGACGGCATCGGTCCAGCGGACAATCGAACTCGTCTCGTCCAGTTCCGGCGTATTGGCGACGTAGCGATAATTCGTGACCTCATCGAGCACATAGGCCACGCCCGTCGGGGACACGGCCACGACCACGGCGGCGCAATAGGTCCCGGTATCGGCCCCCAGCGTCACGGTCCA